GGTCTGTTCACTGTCCGACAAGGGCCGGACGAAGATCGGCGGTTTCATGCCAACGATTCTACACCATTACACACCACCTTGTCTGGTATTGCACTAGGCCTTTTCCGGCCTCTCTATATATGAACATTTGTTCGGAGCGAAGGAGAGCGGCATGGAGCGAACGGGCGATCATCTCACGTTGCACGCCGAGATCACACAACTGCGCGCCATTATGCGTGGCATCGCATCAGAGGACGAAGCCGAGCGGCAGGCAGCATCCGCGCAAGCGCCGGATGCGGCGCGGGTGGTGGCAGCGCTCATCCGTGCGGTCGAGGCGCAACAGACACTGGAACGCGAGCCGGAAGCAGAGACCGCCCAAGCGCTCGCGGCGGTCATTCACCGGGCGCTGGACGCAATGACGCGTGAGGAAGCAGCGCAGCGCGCGACACAACAGGAATGAATCCCTGCCACGCAGGGCGGGTGACAAGGGGGTTTTGGACCATGCAATCACTATTCACTCCGTCTCCACTGCGGCGGTTGACCCGCGCACGCTACCGACGGCGGCGCACTGCCTGCATAGCGCCGCCACAACCGTCCGACGGCTCGGACCTTTCCCTCTATGTCGAGGAGGCCGTGACGCGCCGGATGGTCGAGGATGTCATCGAGGAGGTACGGGAGATGCGCGACCGGATGACGAACCTGCTCTTCCTGATCGCCGGAAGCGTCCTCGTAGACATCCTGACGCGGATGCGGGGGGGCTAAGAAGATGGCGAACGAACAACGAAAGGACGAAGTTCATGATAGCGTCGGCTTCAGCCTGCGTCCCACTCACACAATGGAAAGCCCGCGCTACCGGGAGGGACCGCAGGCTGAAGCCGACGCTACCCCATTGCCAACGGCGGATGATCGCGCGCTCCGCTGGCTACTGCACGACATCGGCGCATTTTCGCGAACGGTCTGGCCGGAGACGGCCCTCCGCCCGTATCAACTAGCCCCGGCGCGGGCGATCGTCCATTCCGCTCTCACTGGAGACGGCGCGTCGTTCGCGGTCGTCTTCGCGCGGCAATCAGGTAAGGATGAATTACTCGCGCAGGTCATCGCCTTTCTGCTCATCCACCGGCAACTGCGCGGCGGCGAGATTGTCGTCGCTGCACCATCGCTCGTGCCGCAAGGGCAGATTACCCTGCGACGCATTGAGGAGCGACTGCACGCGGCACTGCTCTTCGCGCCGGAGATCGAGACGGAGGGCGGGCACATTCTCCGCGTCGGGCGGGCATCGGCGCGATTCATCTCGGCGGGGCCGATGGCGCAGGCGCGCGGCGCGACCGCGTCGTTACTGCTCGTCGCCAATGAGGCGCAGGACATCGAACCCCAGCGATGGGACGCCGTCTTCGATCCGATGGGTGCGAGCACCAACGCCACAACCGTCTTCGCCGGCACCGTCTGGACGCGGAATACGCTCCTCGCTCGCGCGATGGCGGCGGCAAGTTCGGAGTTCGGAGTTCGATGTTCGGAGAATCGGACCTTGTCTGCTCCGAACATCGAACCTCGAACTCCGAACTTGTTTCTCGCCGACTGGCGCGCCGTGGCCGGTGAAGTCCCGGCATACGGGGCGCGGGTGCGGCGGCGGATGGCGGAACTGGGCGAGCAGCATCCGTTCATTCGCACGGAATACTGCCTCCAGCCACTCGATGACGCGGGGATGCTCTTCGACGCGGCGAAGCAAGCCCAGATGCGTGGTACCCACCCCCGCCAGCATCGCGCAAATATCAGCGACGGCGGCCAGTACGCACTCTTGCTCGATGTCGCGGGGGAGGCGGAGGAAGCGGGCGCGCAGGTCGCGGCCGGGCGGCACGGCTTTGTTTCCCCGCGTGAGACGCGGCGGGATAGCACGGCGCTGACCGTTGTGGAGATCGTGTCGCCAGACACGAGCGCGCTCGCACTTGTACCGCGACGGTGGCAGCGACAATTGGCCGCCTACCGCGTCGTGGATCGCCGCGTCTGGTCAGGCGTCAATCACGTCACACTGGCGGAGGAGATCGTGGACCTTGCGCAGCGCGTTTGGGCGAACCCTACCTGCGCGCCGGTTGTCGTGGATGCGACGGGTATCGGGCATGGCCTGGCGGCGATGCTTCGCGCGTCGCTCCCGCCCGCGATGGTGACGCCCTTTATTTTCACGGCGGTGAGCAAGAGCGACCTCGGTTGGCGGCTCCTCGCGGCGATCGCGGCGGGTCGCTATCAGGACTACCTCGATGATGGCGCGGACGATACGTGTTGGTTCTGGCGGCAAGTGGCGGCATGCACCTTCACCGTCCGCCCCGGTGTCGGCAGGCAGATGGCGTGGAGCGTCCCTGATCCCGAAACGCACGACGATCTCCTGATGAGCGCCGCCCTCATCGGCGCCCTCGACGACCACGACTTCCGCGACCGCGTTGCACGCGGAGTAACGAGTAACGACGAGTAGCGAGTAACGAGTGGGAACGCCGATCTCGCTACTCGTTACTCAGAAAGGGGGTGATCGCAGCACAAAGCGTATGCGCGTAGGAACAAACCAGAAGACAGAACAAGCGTGGGGTGGGTGACACCGCCCCGCGATTATTTCGCACCCATGAAAGGAGCGCGGCATGGACGAGATTAAAGTGGCGGAGACTCTTACTGCCCAGAGGGCGCCCGCGCCTTCACAAGTAATGGAGATCGGTGGCCTGGCGACGGCGGACGCGGGTACGGGCGGCGCGGCACACTACGCCGTCCTCAGTGCGGACGAGCGGCAGACGCTCCGGGCAACCCTGGCTTCGGCGCACCCGGACACAATCCCGGAACTGATCGGCGGCGAGACGGTCGGCGAGATGGTGGCGAGCCTTGGAGACGGCGAAGGCCGCCTACCAGCGCGCCATTGAACGGACCAGGGCGGCGATGCCCGTTGCGGCGGGTGGCGGTGGCCGCCCCGTCAGCGTGGATGTGACGAAACTTTCTCCGCTCGCGAAGATTTCGGTGGGACTGAAGGGATAGCAGGCAGCGAACAGCGGGCAGCAGGCAGCAAAGGTGGATTCACTGCCTGCTGCCCGCTGTTTGCTGCCCGCTACGCGACGATAGGAGCAAAATCATGGCAGTGACACTGGCACAGGCGAGTTTGCTGACGAACAGCATGCTGATTCGGGGTGTGATTGAGACGGTAGTATCGGAATCGGCGGTGCTGAATTACTTGCCCTTCATGGAGGTAGTCGGTTCGTCGCTCGCCTTCCCGCAGGAGACGGCGCTGCCGTCGGTGGCGTTCAACAGCGTCGGCGGGACGTGGGCGGAGAGTTCGCCGACCTTCAACCAGACGACCGAGACGCTGAAGATCCTCGGTGGTGACGCGGACGTAGACAACTATCTCGAACGGTCCTTTACGCAGGAGAATGACATCCAGGCCGTCGTGCTGCACGAAAAGGCGAAGGCGGTCGCGTATCAGTTCAACACGTCGTTCTTCAGCGGCGACACCGGCGTTGATCCCAACTCCTTCGATGGCATTGACAAGCGGATCGGCAACGCGGCTGCGGCGCAGACGATCACCGCCGGGGCGAATGGCGCGGCCCTCAATCTCTCTGTGCTGGACCAACTGATTGATGCAGTGAAGCCGGGACGGCCCGATGTCCTCTTTATGAGCCGCCGGAGCCGCCGCAACCTCAATCAACTCCGGCGGTCGGCGGGGAACATTCTCCAATCTGATCTCGATCAGTTTGGGCGGGTGGTGCTCTGGTACGACGGTATCCCCGTCGAGATTGACGACAACATCCCGGACACCAGGGCGGTCGGCACAAGCGGCGCTATCTGCTCAACGGTCTACGCGCTCAAGTTCGGCTGGAACACCGGCATAATGGGCATTCACTCCGGCGGCATCCAGGTGGACCGCATCGGCTCGCTGGAAACCAAGGACGCGAGCCGGAACCGCGTCAAGTGGTACTGCTCGATCGCCCTGATGAACCCGATTGGCACGGCGCGCCTGATTGGCGTGAACGGCAGTTAGAGCGAATCGCATAATAGTTGTCCCTTGTTTTCGCTTGCACGGTAAGGAGGCAAGACCGTCAGAGGGACAATCATTATGAAAAACGCTCTAGATCAGTAACCAGTAGTCAGTAGTCAGTAGCCAGAACCCCGAGGGAGAACGCGCAGAGTGCCTCCACTTTCAACTGACTACTGACCACTGAAAGGGTGGTTCATGGTCTCTCCACTACTCTCCGTCGTGACGGCGGGAATCGGGTCATCGGCGAATGCGGCGATTGCCGGGGCGCATCGGGCCCCGTGGCATACCGCCGATGACGATGTGCGGCTCCAGCGATACCGGCGATTCCTTGATTTCGACAATGGCAAGCACGATGTCGGGCGGCTCGGCTCCGGGCAGACGCCGATCGTCGCGAACTATGCGCGCATCTTCGTCCGCAAGGGGGCAAGTTATCTCTTCCCGGAACCCGTCGTAGTCGCCGTGGACGCGCCCGATGATTCATCTGCCGCGATGGAGGTTGCCGCGCGGATCGAAACGGCGCTCAAGCATGTGGCGCACGCCAATGACCTCGGGGCGGCGGACCTCGCGACGGCGATTGACGCGGGCGTATTGGGCGATGGCGCATTCAAAGTAACGTGGCAGTCGACGGTTCGAGAGTCACTTTCGACTGCCGACTGCCGACTGTCGACCGGTCAGGTGCGGATCGTGCCGGTAGATGTGCAGACGCTCTTTGTCGAGTCCGCGCCGGACGATGTGCGGCGAATGCGGGTAGTGCGGCAGGTACGCGTCGTGCCGCGGACAGCGGCGGAGGTGACGTACGATGTCGCGCTGATCGCGGGGACGACGGAGAACGTCACGATTGTCGAGGAATGGAGCGACGCGACCTACTGCGTGCGTATAGACGACGTGCCGGTGCATGACGGAGTGAACCCATATGGCTTCATCCCCTATCTCATTTTCCCGAACACACCCCGGCCGCACGAGTTCTGGGGCGTCTCCGACCTCGCGGACATCCTCGAAGTGAACCGGGCGCTGGATCGGCGTCTGTCTATCCTCGCGCAAATACTGGAGCTCTCCGGCAACCCAGTGACGGTACTGGAGAATGTGACTGGCGCGCAGGGCGTCAATGTCGCACCCGGCGCGCTCTGGGAACTGCCGGAGAACTCCAAGGCATACTTGCTCGATCTACTGGCGGGCGGTTCGGTGGAGCAGCATCTCCGGTATATCGAGGCGCTCTACCGAATCATGGACGACCTCGGCGAGATGCCACGCATGAGTTTCGGCGAGGCCGGGCAGGCGCGGAGCGGCATCGCGCTGACGGTCCAGTTGCAGCCGGTCGTCCAGAAAACAAACCGGAAGCGGCTGATCTGGGGAGCGATCGTCCAGCGACGCGCGGAACTTGCCCTCCGGCTCCTTCTCCAGCACTATGCGCTTGATCTCGGCCCGTACTCCTTCGACGATTTCGCCCTCCGTGCCATCTGGGCGCCAATTCTTCCAGTAGTCAGTAGTCAGTAGTCAGTGGGAAGCGTAAGCGGAAGCGCCGTGCGTCTTTTCTGGCCACCGACTACGGACTACTGACTACTTCAAGCGATTGAAAGGAGCGCCCCATGGCATATACACGACTCGATATGCGGAATCTGGTGCGACGAGAATTGCAGGACACAGGTTCTCCGCCGTTGTGGAGCGACATGCAACTCAATGACGATTTGCAGGCGGCGTTTGAGGCATACTCGCAATACTTCCCGAACGCTACAGTCGCCACGTTCACCAGCGGGGCAAACCAGACCGCGCTGCTTCTTGGTACGGCAGTGCTCGCGGTGTCAGCGGTCATCGTGGATGGCGTGACGGCGCCAGCCGTACCCGATCAAGCAACCCTCTACGAACCCGCCTTCCGCAATCAGATCTCCCAAACCATCGTCCAGCCCGTGACGCCGTACGGGGCCGCCGCGACGCATGGGCAGGCGTGGGCTTTTTGGGGTGGAGCAGTGAACTTCCGCTATGCATTGGCGGCTGGGCGGGCGATCACGGTCTATTACTCCGTCTGGCACGCGCTCCCGAACGATGATGTCACAGCGGTGACGGTCCCGGATGTGGACATCGAATTGCCCGTGCTCTATGCCTGCGACCGGCTCGTCCGTTCCGCGCACACGGACGCGATCAAGCGCGGCGCGCCCGGCGCATGGGCCGACGCAAAGGAGGACGACGGCTATGGCCTGCGCTACAAAACCGCCCTCTGGATGCGCCGCGATCATGTCGTCAACCGGACGGTGCAGGCGCTTCAATAGTTCGGAGTTCGATGTTCGATGCCCTACTCTGGACTTCAAACATCGAGCTCCGAACTCCGAACTTCGACGAAAGGAGTGATTCATGACACAAACGCACGACATCATCCTCGATGGGGCGGGATACATGATCGTCCCCGGCAGTTATGCGTATGCGGTGGCGGGTGCGACCGTCGCGCCGGTGCGGGCAGGCGTGCCGTCGTTCGCGCAGGCGTATGCAGCGTCGCGGCGTGTACCCGTTGTCGTGGATCGGGACGCGGCGCGCTGGATGACCGTTGGGCTTCAACCGATTCCGGTCGGTCTCGGCGATGAGCCGGGGCGGCTGATTCTCGCAGCGGGCGAGACCGCCCCGACACTGGCAGGCATCAACCCGTTCGATACCAATTCGCAGGCCGTGATCTATGGCGGGGAGGTCTATTTCTCACAGGCACAGTTTCTCTACAAGATCGCGCGCGTCGGCGGGAACTGGAACGGTATTGCCTTTGTTGGCGCGGCGGCAGGCATCATCACGAGTATGGCGGTCATCAACAATTACCTGTACATGGCATGCGCACCGCCCGCGATGACGATGAGCAACTACGCCGGATCGGGAGTGGTATCCAACACCCCCG